CAAATTAGGATTCTTAGAGGGTCTTAAAGGTCACATGAAAGAAAACGTAGCACAATTATACGAAAACCAAGCATCGTATTTAATCAACGAAGCATCATCTACATCTGACACAGGTGCATTTGAAACAGTTGTTTTCCCAATTGTAAGACGTGTTTTCTCTAAATTATTAGCGAACGACATCGTTTCTGTACAAGCTATGAACTTACCTATCGGTAAATTGTTCTACTTTGTACCTAAAATTCAAGGTTACTCAGGCGGTACTGCAACACAAAGTGGTGAGCACTACGCACCTGTAGGTTCTCCAGGTAACTACCCTGGTAATCCTAACGCAGGTTACACTGGAGCAGGAGCTTTCCAAAAAAATCTTTACGATTTATTCTACGAAGGTAACGAACCAGCTTTAGACCCACCAGGATTATTTGACTACTCTAAAGGACGTTGGTCAGCTATTACTGCAAACACAGTAATCCAAGCTTGGCAAGGTAGTTCTTTAGTGAACGCAGAAATCGGTGAAGGTGAAATTATCCCTTCAGGTAACACAAGAAAAGTTATCGTTAAATTATGTGGTTTCGCACAAGCAGGTACTGGTAAAATGATTGGTCCTGATGGTTCAGAAATTGACACTGAGTCTTTCTTATCTGACTTAGTTATTTACACAGGTGCTGGTTTAACAGTTGCGGCTGATTCACCATGTACTGTATCAACAGGGGCTTTATTGTTCAGAGTTGTTACTCAACAATATGGTCAAGGTATCGTAGCACCTAACTACAACACAACTCAAACTACATGGCCTTCAACAGGTAATGGTGGTTCTTACAATGACGTATGTGACGTAGAAGGTTGTATCTACTTAGAAGTTGACTTATCTTGTCCTGTATGTGCTAACTGTGACGCAACATCTTTAGATGGTTACACAGGTACTACTATTGAAGAAGCTGCTTCAGGTACATCATTCGCTGCGGCTTGGAGACGTTACGAAGAGTTAGAATTTGAAGACAAAATTGGTGAAGTTTCTTTCGACCTTGAGTCAGTTACAGTATCTGTAACAGAAAGAAAACTAAGAGCACAATGGTCTCCTGAATTAGCTCAAGACGTAGCTGCATTCCATAACATCGACGCTGAGGCTGAGTTAACAGCATTGTTATCTGAGCAAGTTGCAGCTGAGATTGACCGTGAAATTTTACGTGACTTACGTAAAGGTGCGGCTTGGAACCTACGTTGGGATTACAATGGATGGAGAAGAATCTCTGGAAATATGACTTACACTCAAAAAGACTGGAACCAAACATTGATTACAGCTATCAACCAATTGTCAGCACAAATCCACAAGTCAACACTTCGTGGTGGAGCTAACTGGATTGTTGTATCATCTGAGGTTTCTGCAATTTTTGATGACTTAGAATACTTCCACGTATCTAACGCTTCACCTGAGCAAGACCAATACAACATGGGTATTGAAAGAGTTGGTACATTAGCAGGTCGTTACCAAGTTTACCGTGACCCTTACTTCCCAGCTAACCAAGTGTTAATTGGACACAAAGGAACGTCATTGTTAGACACAGGTTACATCTACGCACCGTATGTACCTCTACAATTAACTCCTACAATGTACAACCCATTCAACTTTACACCTATCAAAGGTATTATGACACGTTACGCTAAGAAAATGGTTAACAACCGTTTCTACGGACGTATCACAGTTGACGGTGTTCGTACATTCGACTTAAGAGAATTGAGATAATCAATCTCCTAAGGGAAATATTAAAAGGGACGAGTAATCGTCCCTTTTTTATTTTAAGGATATTTATGTTATATGGGTAATTTACGTCAATTAATTAAGGAGCATTTATTATTAGAGAAAAGAATTGCTCAGTTAATGTCATCATTTAAAGTACAATACTCATTTGAGGTTGATAGAACAACCCACGCCTACCACAGAAAAACAAGAACAGGAATCTCAGATTATAATGAAAAAGAAATCTCAAATGCCGAGATTAAATATATTGTTGAATTATCTTTACGAGACATTGCTGAAAAAATTGCCCAACATAATATTATTCATGACGAATCATTTGTTGTTAAATCTGTTGATAAAGAAATTGCTATCGCCATAGTCCCAAAACATGTTGAGGATAATTTTTGGAAATTAATTATTGTTACAGTATTTAGAGAGTCTTTAAATAATCCATTTAGAGTTGGTGAAGACCAATTAGTAATTTGGGTTGATTAAATAAAAAAACGGGTGGTTGTATCTGAATCGTTCCTCCCCCGTTCAAATAAGTCAGTTTAGACTTACCCATGTAATTAAATACAATGTATCTGAATCGTTTCCTTTAATTACCACACAAAGGTACGACTTTTTTTTGATTTATGCGATATTTATATAATAAAAAATCAATATCATGAATAAATTATTTTTAATTAATGAGGATGAGAAGAAAAGAATCTTAAGTCTTCATGAATCTGCAACAAAAAAACAATACCTAAAAGAAGAAGATTCTGTTATGGAGCCTGATACAAATCAAGAAATATCTGAAATTGACGCTGGTATGTTAACAACCGCAACTATATTAGGTGGTCCTCTTGGTACTATTATAGCAGCATTTAATGCAGGTCAATCAGGTGACAAAGCTCGTGCAATATTCCAAAAATGTCGTACATCTAAAGGTAAACTTGGTAAAAGAAAAATGAATGATAGTTATTTGGCTAAAATTGCCGATAATATAAATAAAGCTGTTGAAGGTGTGGGAACTAACGAAGGGTTAATTAAATCATCTTTTCAGTTAGTTTCAAGTATTGCCGACTTATGTGCATTATCTAATATCTATTTAACTAGACACAGTGAAAATCTATATGACGCTCTTGACGGTGATATTGATTCTGATAGCGAATGGAAATCATATGTGTTTTTACCTTTATTAGATAATGCTGTTAAAAACAGTAAAATAGAAATGGACGCTATGACTAAACAAGCGGAAGAAGATAAGAAATTAGCACCTAAAGCTGCGGCTTGTAAATGGGTTATTCAAAAACCTGATGGTAGTACAGTTCCTGATGTTGCTGGTTATAGAAAATCAGGTTGGAAGTGTCCTAAAGATGGTGCAACAACTAGTAACACTAAAACAAGTCAAACTGTAAAGAAAACCTCAACCGTATCAACACCTAAGAGTGGTGGTGTTAACTATTCTGATTACGGTATTTAACATTTATTAAAATATTTTAAAATGAAAAAAAGATTAATTATTAGCGAATCAGATAGAGAAAGTATCTTAAAATTACATAACGATAGAAAAAACTCTTTATTAAAAGAACAGGCATCAACCCAACAACCTGTACCTCAACAACCTACGTCGGAAAGATTTTTAACTGCGAAATGTCCTGGTAAAGACACTAAACCTGGTCAAACATGTAACGAAAAAGTTTTAAAATTACAAGTTAAGATTAATGATAAGTGTCCTACAGATAAATTACCTACCAAATTAAAAGAAGATGGTGTAATTGGTAATAACACAAAAAATGCCATGACCGCGTGTGACTCTTTTATTCGAGTTAATGTTACTAATACACCTGTGGTTAACACACCGAGTGATAACGCTTCGTCAAACAACTCATTAACTATTGATTCATTAAGTGTTTAAGAATGGGTAACATTATCAACGAAGAATTGTACAGAATGAAATACCTTTTTGGTTATCAAAGAGGTGTTGTGATTAGCGAACAAGACGACCCATTCGAAGACCAAGCTTTACAACAATATAATTGGAAAGGTAAGAAAAAGGGTTTAATGGATTTGACTAATCCTCAAGGTATGTATGCGTTTAACGTTGGTTATGAAGGTGGTAAATATACATTAACAAGTGCCTCTGAAGCAATTAGAGTGACTAGTAAAGGTGAAGAAAAAACTACAACTACACCACCTGAGATTGTTAAAGAACCTGTTTTAAGTGAATTAAATTTAGTTGGTAGTGCATTCCCATACCCTGACAACATGGTTAAACCAAAATTTGATAGTTTCCCTGAAGCTAAAAAAGTTTATGACCAATTCATCCAATCAATATTAGACTTCCTTAAATCGGCTGATTTAACCAAGATGGGTAAATTCACCATTCAAGGTACGGCAGACTCCGCAAGACCTACTTTAGATATCCCTAAAGGTTATTCTAAATTAGACCACCCTGGTGAGTTATATGACGGTAAAAAAGACCCTAATGAAATGAACCAATACTTAGCCGACACAAGAGCAAGTGAATTAGGTAAAATCATCGTTCAAGATGTCTTAGATAAAACAGGTGTTGATATTTCTAAAAACATTGTTTATGAAAAAGGGATTAACTATTATGGTCAACAAGGTAAACGAGGTTTTGAATACAAAAACGTAACGGTAACCCCATCACAAAAAACGGTTAGTGTTAGCCAACCGGATAAAATAGTATCAACAGTCCCATCAGTGTCTTCAGGTTCTACATCAACTGAAGGTCCTAAAGTAGTTGAAACATTCTTTGACCTTTCACCTTGGGGTGGCAGTTTAGTACCAATGAAAAGATTAAAGAATGGTGATTATGCAATAACCACTAAATACATATTAGATAATAAATTATTTGTTAAAGGTGGTGGTGGTCTTTTAAATCTTTGGGACGTGTCAGGTCTTAACGAAATTGGTGAAGTTAAAGGTGAGATAAAAGATGGTGAGTTATTAGTTAATGGACTTTCTTTTGGTACTTTAATGAGTACTGATACTCAAGAAGCTGAATACCAATATCAAGCAGAATCTACTACTAAGTTTGTAAGTAAAAGTAGACCAATGATTACGGGTATTAGAGATGGTGAGGCGATTATACGATTAATTAGATTCGCCTTAACAACAAGAAAATAATTTATCGACTAAAGAATCCTGTAACGTACACACCTTTTTGACCTTCCCAAACACCTTCTGTACAAGAAAAATCTCCGTATGGGTAAGTTTTTAAAATTGCGTTTTTGTGTGACTTTGAACTATAAAAGTTATTTAAGATATGGTTAGCTAACTCTTCATAAGTTGTTTTACCATACTTGAAAGTTGCAAATGTACAAATTTCTTCAGAATTTCCTGTAATCATTTTGGGTTTATTGAAACGAGCCAATCGGTCATTAATATCACCAAGTAAAACACCTTGATGAACTTTATCGTTTTTATGTGTACATACTGAGTATTTTGACATGTAAGTTGATTGGTACTCGGCGCATTTAAAAGTAACAGGATTTGAATTTTTCAAAACAGAACTATCCAAAGTTCTTTGGTTACATAATTCTAAAACTAATGAGTTTAAGTATCCAATATCAATTGGATTAATAATCACATCTTCTTTAGCCTGTGAAAAGCTAAAATTGTGTACAATTAAGAATACTAATACGAATAACAGTCTCATAAAACAAAGATATATAAAATATCTCAGTTTACAAAATTATTCTTCAGGTTTTTCTTCTTGAGTTTGTTCTTCCGTATTTTTTGATAAAATTCTGACAACTTTTGAAACCACTTCAGACTCACCTAACGTAAACGTACCTGACTTAAACGAATGAACTAAAGCTTGGATTGCAAAATACTTAGCTTCGGACTCAGTCATTGTGTCTAAAATCATTTCTAAATGTTCTTCTGAGTACAACGGTACTGTATTAAATAGGTTTCCGAATAGTTGTCCGCTTTCCATAATATTTGATGTTTACTTGATATTTATAATAATAATAATAAAAAATGTATGTTAAGTAAAACCATTAATAAGATATTAAATGAAGTAACCTCATCAAAGACAGGTGCTTCTGTTGGTTATTACGTACCACCGTTTCAACCAGGTCTACATGAATTTGAACATAACGATTTAAAACCATTTGTTACACCTGTGTCAGAATTTACTAGCCCTGAATTAGCTCACGATAGTTATGATGGTAAAGTACACTCAAACAAGGGTAAAGTATCAAAAATTGAATCTAAAGCTAAGAAAGGCGCTAAACATGTTGAAGATAATTATGACTTTATTACTATTGGTGAATCGGAGTGGATTGATATAGAAAAGATTCCGTTAAATGAAGATTTAGGTGTATGGTTTGGTACTAAGAAGAAACCTAAAGGTTCTAAACAACCAAAAGGTCCTTGGGTTAACATATGTCGTAAAGTCGACGGAAAACACCCCCCGTGTGGACGACCTGACACCGATAAAGGTGCTTATCCTAAATGTCGTGCAGCAGGTGTTGCAGGTAAGATGAGCGACTCACAAAAGAGAGCCGCTTGTCAACAAAAACGCAAAGCGGAAAAGAAAGACACTCAAACAGGTAAAGGACAAAAACCTGTAATGACTTCGTACAAACCAAAGAACGAGTCTATTAGACTATCTGAGAATCAATTAGAGAGTCTTGTTAAGTCAATTGTTAAAGAATACTTAAACAAACCTTAAGACTTAGAAACTTTATCTAAAATAGATGATAATGAGTACACAATTTGTGAACGTATTTCTGACTCATAATCTTCTCTGATTTTTTCAGTTTTAGAATCGTAAATTTTTCGTAATTTATCCCATTCATCAAATGTCAATCTAACATCGTAATGGTATACGTGGTTTGTGATACTAACTTGTGTATCATCTAAAACAACAAACAAACCCAAAGGCTCATTTTTAATATATCGTTTTAATGATACAGGTGCAATAAGGAATACCGACTCAGGATGATTAATTAATTTTCGACAAATAGAAAGACAGATTGTTTCATTTTTAGTTAACTCTCTTTTTTGGTTTAAAGGATTATTCCTAAACCATCGTTTAGTTTTTACTGAGAGTCTTTTAAACCATCTTTTTAGTAATTTTTTCATGTTGGGTATTTTTTGTTCGTACAAAGTTAAGTAAAAAACCCGTATAAAAAAATAACCCCACTAAAAAAAGTGAGGTTATTGTAAATTTTTTTTAACAATTGGATTAACAGTATGGTGATGAACATCTTTTTTTACCGTCAAGTCCTGGTTTGGTACCTTTACATACTTGAACAGCGTATCCGTTAGCGTAAGCTGATGGGTAAACATCAAATTTTGATTTAGCTGCTGCTTTACCACGAGCACATAACTTAGTACCCGGTTTTTTACGACCTTCCATCATAACCATATCTTTATCATCAACATTCATTGATAACTCCATCCCATCTTTTTTGGTTTCATTCATTAAGAAATCAAATACTTGGTCTAAGTTATTCTTAGCCTCAGCAATATGGTCTTGAGCCCAATCATGACCGTTAGAAAGAATTTCCTCAACCATATCACGGTCTAAATCTAACAATAAATCACACTGTCTTCTCATTTGTTCTAAATTAGAGAAGAACATATATCGTTCAGATTCTTGTTCAGATAATATTTTTTTAATAATCTGACTTAATTCAGATTCATTCATTCTAACTACTTTTTTCATAATTAAGAATTTAAACCGTTACCACCGATAACTACGGCATTTAATTGAGTAACTGCGTTACCATAACCATCAGTGTAAACTGGATGGGGTGTAGGTTGAGTTTCTGCAACATCGTTACAGATTCTACACTCTTCGTATTCTGTGTTTGCGTCTCTTTCGTCCATGATTGTGTTTTTTATATAAATATCATTAAGGTTCCAAATACTTCATATTAGTGATTTGAAATTTGATTTGCCTTTTATAAGTGTTTATTTCACCACTACTTTCTACTTGAATATCAATAAAGTATTCGTTAGGTATCTTATCACGAGTATCAAAGATAAAGTAATACTCATTAGGGGTTCTGTTAATTTTAGTCCACCCTTGAACCTCAACCTCAGTCTGACCTTCTCTAACATACACACGATAAGAAGCGTCAACAGCGGGTAAAAGTTTATTTGCGGTGTAGGCTTGTTTAATAACAACACCAACTTTTCTAATGTCCGAATTTAAAATCTTCTCATCTTGTTTAATACCATAAAAATCAAACCCGTAAATCTTAGGGTCAACTGATACGGTACCAATTTGAATTGAGTTTTTAAATGGTTGTAATGTAAATTCGTTGTATTGAATTGGTAATGGAAACCCGTTGTAATTTAAGTTCGTCCATTTGTCAGTAAACATACACGGAGTCTTATAACCAATCATTGGTGGTATAACAACTTCGTAAACACCTTTGGTTCTCTGACATGTAGGTAAGTTAATTAAACCTGGTACTTCATTACCCGCAGCGTCAATAATTGTTACATTAGGTGTGTTATCCAAGTTGATTGGATTACCGTGTTCGTATAGATATAGGTATAACTTATTAACTTTACCAAGTGTAAATAAGTTTCTATCATCCTCGATTAAATCGTTGTAGGTAGTTTCTAAAAAAGGTTCGTAGAATGTTTGAGTGTGTCTTGTAAAGAA